TGAAAAATATAAACTAGACAAATTAATATCAGAAGATTGCGTTGCTTTGTATTTTGTTGCAGACCCTAAGGGAAACTACTTGTATTGGTTAAATGATATAGAATTACCAAAGGTTGTTGATATGTATTGCCCTGACACTACTTTATGGACTAAAAAGAAAGTTTTAAAACCCTGTTACCTCTTACCAGAAGAACAAGCCCACAGAGTAAATTCTTACGCTAATTAAAATTTTTTAATAATTTCTTTGTTTATTTAATATATTTTATTAAATTTGTTTAATAACTAATAAAAAAGGTTAGTGATTAACATTTATGCGGACACTATTAAATTGAAAGACGCGGGGCGCTTGAGCTGAAATAATTCTAAAAGCCTTTTTAATTTTAAAAAAACAATTATGAAAAAACTATTAAACATTACTATTGATTTAATTTTTATATTATCAACCTTTGCTTTATTATGGGTTTCACTTTGGATATTCGCATAATATGGAAAAATATAAACAAAATCTAAAAGTAGATGGCGACAATGTATATTCATACGATACGTTAGTAGCTATAAAAAAACACCCTTATTTAGTTAAATTACGCTGGAATGTAGGGGGTAGAACAACAAGCCCTACGACCTCAAAGCATATAAATTATGTCGCAAGAGAATTTGGTTTAGAAGTTTTAGATTATGATGAATATAATTTTAAAAGTAATTTAAATAAGTATAAAGATTTTATTTAATGAAAAAAGAATATAAAAAAGTAATTGACTTTTATAATAATACCACTAACGAACAAAAGTGTTATTTATTATTATTAATGAGCAAAGATATAATGGTGCCTGTTGAATATGAAGACGGGGTGCATTGTTTAGGGTTAGATGACGAAGCACCTGTTTGTATGAATGGGGCAGCATTTCAAATTAATACAGAAAATTTATACACTAAAGAAAAATGAAAACACAATTAGAAGATTTAAAACTGCAACAAGCTGATTTAGAAACAAACTTAGAATATTTAATAATTGCTGGGTTAGAAGATACAGAATTATACAAAAGAGAACTTGATAAATTACACACAGTAAAATCAATAATATATAATATTAGATAATTATGCCAATACACAACGAAATATTTGAAAGCTACCGTCAACAAGTTAAAGAACTTGACAAAGCAATGAGATTACTTGTTTTTCACGGCTACAAAATAATAGATTTAGAAAACCAACTTATACACAGGGACAACATAGATTGCGAAAGTAAAAGATGTTTTACCTATAATAGAACACCAAAAAAAATAACAACAGATGACACCGAAATTTAATTTATTTGATTTTATAAATCAAGTTAAAGAAGAACTAAAAGAAGAACCAAATATAGATTATGATTTAGCAATGGAGATAGTTCAAATGAATATAGATAATGCAACTATATATTATTCTGATTGCTTAGATATAATGTATGTTTTACGGGTTACGCATTGGGGGGGTTTTTCTGCCAGGTGTGATAGTGTTGCTTCGGTGGCATACTATGCTTTATTAGAAGCTGTATTAGATGAAATTGATTTTAGCGTATATGATGACTAGAGATTTACAAAGGTTACAAGCAGACACAGATGTAAACGCAGTATTAGAGTTGTTAAAAAGATGGCGGGATAAAAGCGATAACAAAGAACTGCAAGAGTTTGAATCAATGATGTTAAGGATTAGTATTTATATATGGAGTTTACAAAATGAGAGAAAAACATTTGATAACATTATTGATGAATTAAGAGGCGATAAGCATAGGGCAATAAACAGAGCAAGAAAAGCCGAAGAACAATTAGAAGAATTAAACAAACAATCTAAACCAAAAATTGATGGATTATAATTCAGATTTTAAATACGATTTAAAGTTAGGGCAGTTAGGAGAAAAACATTTAGCAGATATTTTAAAAGATAAAAAGATAGAAGTAAAGACAGATTATCAAGCAGAACAAACAGGTAATATATTTATTGAATATCATAGCAGGGGTAAAGCAAGTGGCATAACAACTACACAGGCTCAATGGTATGCGTTTTTATTAAGTAATCATAAAATTATTTTAATATCTACTGAAGAATTAAAAAGTATTTGTCGTAAATATTTATGGACTGATAGAGATGTAAAAGGCGGAGACAACAATACAAGCCACGGGATATTATTACCATTAACTAAATTAATTTAAAACAATATGATACAATTATTAAACGGAAAGTATTATGATGAACAAAAACTTATTGATAAAATGTATAATGATGACTTTTATTATGGGGAATTAAATCATTTAGCCCTTTCAAGTTCTAGCATTAAATTATTATTAAGTAGTCCAAAAACTTATAAATTTGTTTTAAAATATGGTAATGCAGAATCACAAGCATTAAGAGACGGTTGGTTATTCCATACTTGTATTCTTGAACCAGATTTATTTGAAAAACAAATATTTGTAGATGTACAAAGCAAGAACAGTAAGGCGTATAGGTTAGCGAAAGAAGAGCACAGTAAGGTATTTACCATAAAAGAAAAGAACGACGCTGAGAAGTTAGCTGACGCTTTTTTAAGGAATGAAACTGCACTAAGAATGATTAACGATAGCATATTTGAGCAACCTATGATTAAAACAATAGACGGTTACCCCTTTCGTGGAAAGGCAGATGTATTAGGAAAAACTCTAATTTGTGATTTAAAAACAACAACAAAGATTAAAAACTTTTCTAAGAGTGCAGATATATATTCTTACGATGTGCAATGTTATTTATATTGCAATTTATTTGATAGGCATTATAAAGATTTTAAATTTGTAGTTATAGACAAAGGAAGTTTAGACATTGGGGTATGGGATTGCAGCGAAGAATTTTATTTAAGAGGACAAGAGAAAGTAAAGAAAGCCCTAGAAATATTTGAAACATATTTTATTGATGGGGTTGATATAGATAATTATTATTTAAGTGGAACATTATGAAAAAATTAAAAAATTTAAAACCTGGCGATTTAGTTAAATATATCGGTGGGGGTACAAGTAAATATTTAATAAAAGGCAATTACTATGAATTTAAAGGATATAAAGAAACGGATGTGCGTGGGGCAACATATGATAAAATTTATGTGAGAGATGGAAGCGGTAAATTCTGTAACAAGCCCAGAACTTGGTTTGAAATTGATGTTCCTGACGATTTTTTCTATACTACTTTTTGGGGCGGGAAATCTTTAAAAACAAAAGTAAAAACGCCTAATTATTACAATGGCGATTATGGGTATACTGCTAAACAAGTAGTAGACAATTTTAATTTGCCTTATCATTTAGGCACAGCAGTTACTTATATATTACGAGCATATAAGAAACATAATACACCAAATGAAGATATACAAAAAGCTATTGACCATTTAACATTTGAGTTAGAAAAGTTACAGAGAACAGTAGAGCACGATAATATAATATCAGGCACAGAATGAATATAATAAAAACTATGATAAAAAGATTTAAATTACAATGGGCTTTAATAGTAAGCCTTTATGAGAAAGGAAAACATTTAGGAATTAAAAAAAGAAAATGAAAACAGAAATAAATAAAATTGCAACACTAGTTAAAGATTTATCTGGCGTTGATGTTTTTGAAGATAGAAGAACAAGGAAACACGTAGAGGGTAGGGCTTTGCTTAATTTTATGTTAAGAAACCATTTTGGTATGACACTTTACCAAATAAAAGATTATTACCTTAGTAAGGGTAAAAGCTATGACCACGCAACTGCATTGTTTAGTTTAAATAATTTTGAGATGTATAAAAAATACAGCAAAGAATTAGACGGTTGGTTAGATGTGTTAAAAAGATTGTACACTGATGATGAGTTAGATAATTTAAAAAGAGAAACTATAAAAACTAAAATAGATTATATCAGCAATGATTATGTTAATAGGATTTATAGAATAGTTAATCACTTACCGATGACGCAGTTAGCAAAAAAAGAATAATAAATTTATGTGCTTAAAAAAACAAATATTTAATAAACATAAAGATTGGTTGAGGTATGTAATACATTTAGGCGCAAATAAAACTGATGCAAAAGACATAGTAAGTGAAATGTATTTTAGAATAATAAATAAATTAAATAACGGGTTAAATATAGATTATGGAGATTCTTTTAATCATCAATATATAATAATGACTTTAAAAGGTTTATTTCTGAATAAAATAAGAAAAAATAAAAAAGAAATGCTAACTTTAAGAATAGATAATCACGGAGATGTAGTAGTTTTAAACAAAGCAGGAAGAAAAATAAGCGCTATACCTAAAAAATTAAAAGCACCTCAGCGTTATGATTTTTATAAATTACATAAAGAACTAGAAAAAAGATTAAATATAATTCAAAAAACAAACAGAAATTTGTATTTTATAGACAAGCGTATAGAAATGTTTAAAGATATATATTATAATACTGATGGCAATATTACTAAATATGCAAAAGGCAAAAACATAAGTTATTGGGAAGCGTATCATTGTTTTAACAATATAAAAAAGTTAATAAAAAAAACTAAATAAATTTATATATAAGTATGAAGCCAATAAAAGTTAAAGTGGGTAAAATAAAAAACAACCCTAATAACCCTAGAAT